CCTCAACTTTAGGTTGGTTTTTCTTTTTCCACTCTTGAACTTTAGCAGATATATCTGTAGCTCCTTGTTCTTGTAGTGACTGTACATATTCTAGTAATGTCATTTAATTTAATTTAAGTTGTTATCATCCAAAAATTTCTGAGCTTTTGCTTTTTTAGCTTCTTCTAAATCAAATACCGCTGCGTCTTCTTTTACCGTAGGTATTTGGTTTCTAGTATATTCATTTAGATAATTATTCATAAAGTATGTTCTGTATTTTATTGAGAAAAGATCTTTTTTGTCTTGGGATAAAGGCAAGTCTAATTCATAGCTCCAACTTGAACCTGCTGCGTTTGCATTTTGAACCATCTGATCATCTTCTTCAACACTTGTGTCTTTAGATATATAAACATTCCATGCGGCTACTGCGTCTTGTTCAGAACTCATTAAACCAGCAACCTCAGCGTTTATAAACGGAGCCACCTTTTGATTAATCTTTTCCATGTCGTACTTAAATACGTTCTTTCCTTTGCCATTGCCTAAATCAACAATTTCATAGTCAAAACTGCCGTCTGGATTTTTCATTACAAATTCTTCACTTATTTTAGCATTGCCTTTTAATTCTTTATTTTCATTAATCATTTCTTGCATAAACAATCCAGTTTCTGGCAGAAGACGTAACATATCCTTACCTATATTTGGTGTTGAAGCAACAAGAGAAGTATCAGAATCTATTAAAGCTCCTAAAGCGGAACTATTTATAATTAAAGGGTGATCAACTTCCACTTCAATAAAATCACCATCAAAAGGAACTAACTCTCTTTTTTTAAAAGCAGGACCCACAAACTCAATTTGCTGAGAACCGTCTCTTAGTAAATCTAAATAAGCCTCATAGCCATCTGTTTTAGAAAAACCAGGTTTACCTGTCATTAAACTATTAGCTGCAGCGTATCTATAGTCATTGTTGGGGTCAAAGCTGTCCTCTTCCGTTACGCTAAGCTCAGCTACAATTGATCCTAAAAAATCTAAGGAAGCCTTAGGCGCTTCTTGCAATTGTTTTAATTGGCTTAATTCTACCGCGCAGTGTTCGGATTCACATTTGTTAGATTCTATAGCTATTTTTATTTTAGCATAGTGCTTACCAGCTAATCTATATGCGTTGTCTAACAGCTGAAACTGAAAGTCACTAGTTTTAGATATAAAGTCTTGATTATAAGCAATAGCATTACTTTCGTTGAATTGCTTTAAATACAGGTTTTTGAGTATGTTATCGTTTTCCATGTGTTATTCTATTATGATGGCGTTGATGGCGGTGTTTTTGGGCCAAATAATCCAGGTGTTGCTGCTATACTACCTAAAGAATTAAACATACCTCCTATGGCACTTGCTTGGTCTTTATTTGCCTGCGCCTCTGCTGACTTGGCCATACCTAGTTGAGCAGCTGTTCTGTCCAATTCTGCAACTTGTCTGCCTTCTCTTGTGTTAAACATAAATTGTTCACCAGCAACATCTGCTTGCTGTAACCTTTGTGCCTCAGCCATTTTTTGTTGCTGCAGCCTAGCTTCACCAGCGGCTCTTTTATCTTCATTTGATTTTTCTTGCGCTTCAATACTAGCTGCTACTCCTTTTTTAGACTGTAATGCGGCTTGAGCTAATGCTGTGGCTCCGCCTGCACTACCGCCTGTTTGTCGTATAGTGTCTAAAGTATTTGCTAAAGATATATCAGCTTCTTCTATTTTCATTTCAGCTGCACCTGTAGCTACAGATAAATTTGCAAAAGGATTGCTTACCATGCTGCTTAAATCAGTTACGCCCTCGTATGGGTTTATTATAGCTTGACGATTTTTTTCTAAACTATTTAATTTATTATTAAGTCTTCTTCTTTCTCTAGCCGCGGCCCTGGCTCTTTTTTTAGCAGCATTAGAACCAAAGATTCCGCCTGCTATTGACATAGCGCCACCTATTATTGCTCCTACCATATTTTTATATTTTTAATATCCATTGTTCATTGTATATGCGCTTTCTATTGAAAACAATTGTTTTTCGCCGCCGTTGTTGGTTGTTTGATCTGTTGCCATAACTCCCGTAACAAAATAACCTTTTATCCCAGAAACAGCTTCTCCAAAAATTATTTCGCCTGGCATTGGTGCACTAGCATTAATTAAATTAGACACATATCTGTTTTCTTTTCTATTGAATCCTGCATAGTATCTAGGTACAGGAGGGTTTATTGTTCCAAAACCAGGAGGGTTATTCCCTGTTGCTAAAGCATAATTAGATCTAGGTATAGCAACTCCATTTGTGTTAAAAGCGTATTCACCTTCATAATAGCTGTTTATGCCACTTGATTGATCAAAATACATTTCTAAAGCTGAATTAGAAGGATTCAAATTTTTACCAGTAGCATCTGATGAAAGAGATAATAATTTCCAGCCGTTGCTGCCTTCATAGCCTATTGTTTTAAATGTTTTTGATCTAACTGGCTCTGCATTTAATATAAATGTTACATTAGCACCTCCATTCACACTATAAAAATTGCCTCTACTAGCTCTAGTATCGTAATGTTTCCATAATTTTAAAACACCACCTGTTGATTGTACAGAATAAAAATTAGCACCTAAGCTAAACATTACTTGGGGCGCGTAAGAATATCTGCTTGTCCAACCTCGTATGGATTCATCAAATGATAATGTGTTGTACACTTGTGGTATTACTGTCGGCGCGCTGTATTGCTGTAAAGAAGCAACATATTGATTATTGTATATATCGTATGCACCTAAAACAGACCCCACACCAGCGGTTGTATTCAAATTATTTAGATTATCTCTAAAAAAATCTTTCATATTAATAGCAGAAATCTCGTCAATACCTGATCTACTTAATCGTAGTATTGCATTGTTTTCTTTATCTGCAAAATACTTATGATATCCATAAATAGCAAAGCTTTCTGGATTTTTACTTATTCCATATTTACCGGCATAAGGTTGTATAACTCCTATAGTTAAATTGCTTGCAGTAACTGCACCTCCGCCTTCAGCTGCATATATAGCATCTTTGTCTACCAATGCTCTACTAACTTTTCTTTCTTGGAATATTACTAAATTAGTATCCTCAGCATATAGTTTTTGCACAGAACCATTAGCTGGGTCCGCACTTTTAGTTATATCGTCTGCTGTAGAAAAAACATTTGTATTATTAATTCCTGTTCTTGAATTAAATATACCTGAGTATATTAATGTATTAAATCTTGTTACTGCATTTGGTTCGTCTTCGACTAAATATGCTTTAGCGCCGTAATCAGTAGAAGTATTATTATAACCCCCTCTTATACGTGCTTCTTCTATAGCCCAATCATTTGGATTGGAACCACCAACTACATTAACCACAGGATAACCACCAGCTACGTTGCTAGGTATACCGTCTGAGCCATTCCACATTATATTATTGTCAGCTGTCGCAACCTTCTTTAAAACAAAAGAGTTAAAATACTTTACTTCGACTACTGCTCCCATAGGTTATTATTACTTATTTTATTATACATTTCCATTATACTATTTCAAAGCTATATCCTGTAAAATCCACAGCGGTTTCAGTTGGAGTTGAAAAGTTTGTATTACAATCTGTACAAGGGTGAGTTGGCCCCGTGCCTGCGTATAAATCATATACAGCACTTTTGGTGGCTTTAAGAAAAGGAGTAGTTTGATTGTTAGGGCAAGTTCCTCCAGTGCTAGTCACAGCGTCTGTATTATTTATTGTAACTATATTATTACCTGCTGTTAAATTTCCTATGCCTGTAGTAGGAAATAAATAAAAACCATTTTGCCCAACTCCTGCGCCTTGTATTTCAATTAACACAAAAGGATAACTAAGGGGGCTCCCATCAGTGTCTTGGCATTGTAATTCCCCTGTAACAATACTTGTAGGTGTTACACTTAAATCTATTGTAGAAGTGTAGCTTTGCTGCTGCCCTTCTCCGCCAGCATCTCTTGCGACTAAGACAAACGTAAATTTACTGGCTGGCATATTTGGATTTGGTAATATTTTTATAGCGCCTACTTTTGTATTAGTATTTGCTGGGTCATCATTCTGATCTAGCTGAAAATAACCAGAGCCTAAAACATTTTGACTTCCTGCAGGAGCGTTTAAATCTGTTAAAGTTGTAAGAGTATAATCAAAGTCATCGGTTCTTAAACTAGTATTGCCTGCTCCGTTATGCGCTTTGACTTCAAAAACAGGGGATGAAACTTGCGTTCTATTAGCACGAATAGTTGTAGGTACTGATCCCACAACATTTCCATTTACTTTAATTTCTGTTGTTATAGGTGCTATATTAATAGGGCCCAATGGCGAACTTCCAATAGGCACAATATTCGTAGAAGCTACTCCGTCTATGTCCTTTGTTACGACTGTTAACTCAAAACTAAACAACCTTACCGCTTGATCTGTGCTAAAAAATATATTATTTATATATTCAGCGGTTGGCTTTATATTAAAGCTACCGTTTGTGCTGTTATATGTTAATGCAAAATATGGACTAACTGCTTGCACATTTACATTATTCAAATTAAAAACATTGCCGAGAGTTATGCTAGATACCCCTGCTGTTGGACCCGTTGCATCATACACAGGTAAATTAGTTCCAAAAGCATCAACTAAAAATACAGGTGCATTAAATATATTTTCAGCAGCTGTTATAGTTTCATCCCATTCAGCTACAAAATTGCCAACTCCACCTGCTGCATCACTAGAATTTAAAATTAAAGTGTTTAAATCGCTTATTATACCTGTAGTCGTAGTTTCCCAAAATATATCTAAAAGACTATCTACAGGCTCTGTTTCATACACGGATAAATATTGAATTCCGGGAGTTGCTAATTCACGAACACCGCTTGATAGTGCTATGCCAGGAGCAAAATATAAAACATCATTTTCCGATAAAACTACACCGTTGTTTAATCGTATTATTGAAAATGCAACACCCGATGTAAAAGAAGTAACATAAGTCCCGTCGGGTATACCTATTCCTGTAACTATTGCATTGGTTGCTATACTTCCTGAAATATTCTTTATATTTATATCTGTGTTTAATGGATAATTAACAGGGGCAGCACCTGGATCATTTATTTGCGCTTCACCTGGACTATAATTTAATGTAGATATTTGACCTATTTTATTGTTAGTACTTATTCTAGCAACTAACGGGTTTGAATCTAGTAAATAAAACTGCGGGAAGTAATTAGGGCTTGGCCTATTGTTAGGGTTATAATCAAATAAATCTTGAAGAGTTGATATTGTAGAAACTGTATGAGATTGTCTGCCTGGAAAATACTGATCGTTCATCAATGCGGGTTCTGCTAAATTTGATGTTCCAGCAATAAAAGGAGTAGATCCTAAATCTGTATTTTCAACTCTTCCAAATAGCCTAACTGAACTTCTAAATTGTTTTTGGTCTGGGCCTACTTCGTTTAAATCTCTAGGTACTTTATTTATATTGTCATTTATTAAAACGGTGTGCGATGTTTTATTTATTTCCAAATCAACATCCTGCGGGTATGCGGCCATTATACCAGGCAAATAAACATTGTAGTATTCTTGCTCTGTTTGTTTTACAACAATTTTATAAGAATACCATCCAAGAGGGTTATAGCTGCTTCCGCCAGCGGTACCGTTGTATATACCAGGAGTTCCTAAGCCTACGTTTCTAGACGAAGATATTACAGAGTTAAACAATACTTTTAGTGAATTACCCGGAAAAGAGTTTTGTTCAATATTATTATCTAAATAAGGAGAATATATTGTGTCTCCTTGGAAAGCATTGCTTTCTGCTGTTACTAAATTTTCATTATTTGAAAGAATAACTGAAGAAGTTCTGCCGTATCTGTCTGACAATACTACGCCTACTTGATATGTTCTGTTTTGTTTTACAGTTGCATTAGGATACTCTACTATTGAAACCGTATCTTTATCGTCACTAAATGCAGTTACAGTTAAAACTTGACCAGCTGATATATTTGTTATGGTTTTATTTAATGTTATGTCTGTTAAGTTAGGTTCAGTCCCAGACACGGCTGTAATTTGTGTTTCTGCTAAAACTCCTGATCCTGAAACAAAGCTACCCACTTCTATGTTACCCTGACCAGATCCTTGGTTGGTTGCTATTACAGTTCCTGCGCTATAAGTGCCGGCATTTGTTACTTGAATAGACCCGCCTTGTAGATTAAATGCGCTTTTTTTGCTAACACCTACATTGTAATCTAATGAAGCTGGAGGCGTGTGTTTATTTTGAAAATTACCATACACAACCCTGTTACTAGCTATTTCTTGAGCAAAAGCACGAACAGGCACTTTGTCAAAAACTCGAGTAATTGCATCGCTTGGTAATGTTTTTATAGGCTTTTTAGATATATAATTGTATGCAAATACAGTGTCAGTTGCTGTGCCTTCTGTTAACTTAGCTATAGGTATTGTATCTATAACTTTTACAGCCAAGCCGTCTGACTCCTTATAAAGTATTTCTAATTCTTGTATTTTTAACGCATCGCTAAGTTCACTTTTTTGAAAAGGCAATGGTATACGTAAAGTTATATCGTCAACTTTATTTTCCATAAAAGAAACAATTGTACTTCTATACGCTGCGGTTTGATCATCATCTAATTCTAGCTTAAGTATTTCTGTATCTTTATTGTAAGTAAAATAACCGTCTTGCTTAGGTATAAATGCAGGCTGCGTAAATGGAGCCATTATGGAATATTCGTTGTCGTCAAATCTATATCTATAGCTAAATCTAACAAATTTGTCTTCTAGGTAAGATGGATCTCCTGCAAAATCTGGGTTATAATAGGGGTTTGGATTTAATACTATTTCGGCATTATTTGGAATTTCAAAAGGAAAAGTAGTTATGCCAGAAAGGGTAAGATTCCATTGAGGTGGCGGTGGAGGAGTTCCTGGGGGATTTGCGGTATAAGAAACTCCAGTAACTGTAGCCCCTGGTATTATTAATATAGTACCGTCAGTTTGAACAACGCCAATTGTGGCAGCTCCGTAAATCCTTCCGCTTATTGAGTCAAGCGCAGGGTTAGTTCCGTCAGCCGCTATTTGACCAGATACAGAATCAATTTTAACTGGAGCTATTGTTGCTCCATTAGCATAAACTTGAGTTGAAAATCCAGCGCCTCCATTTGGAAGAAACTTGCTGGTAACATCTTTCATTGTAGTTTCATACTTTCCAGCACCACCTAAAGTGCTCGCTTGCCATAGCTCTATAGCTTGATAAGGATTATATTTTGCTACACTTATTTGATCTTCCGTTGTATAGTAGGCTGCATTGTCTTCTGCATAACCTATGTTTATCTTTCTAGGCTGATTATAATTGTCAGTCCAAAATAAAAAATCCTCTAATATATTTGATGCATATATTCTATAGTCTGTTGAAAAGTTTAAAAATGCTCCTTCTACTAATATTCTTGTAGCATTAGCCCCTTCACTTGCATTGTTTGTATCAAATTGTATTATATAATTTTTAGCTAATTTTTCATATGAAAGAGATTGAAAATTATTAGTTAAAAATAAATAAACATAACCGCTGGACTCATCGACTTGCTGACCTATGCATTCTAAACCTGCAGCTAAGCCAGGCATGGTAGCTATATTAAGTACTGGATAATTGCCTAATACGTTTTCTAAAGACCCAACTGAATCTCCTTCAGATTTGTTTACTTGTATATTTACAGCATCTCTATACTCACCCTGAGGTACTAGCCTAGCGTCTAAATCTTTATTTAATTTGCTTTTTATAAAGGTATTTCTTGCTTGTGCCATTAAATTTTAGTGTTTAATCCATTTCGATTTACCTCTCATAACCTGAACTATTTCATCAAGTTTAATGTTTGATAATCTTATTTTTGCATTTCTAAGCTTTGCTCTTCTATCTTTTTGAAGACGTGCAACTAAATACTCTTGCTGTCCTGCCCTTGTAGATATCATAGAATACAATATAGACGCGTATAACGCATCTTCAGCCATCTTAGGTACTTTAGTATCTGCGTCATACCCTAAGCCATCTGATATATATTCTAATACAATTTGTTTGCCGGCTAAATTACTTGAAAAAGACATTTTGCCGTCACGATCGTCCATATTAAACCAGCCATTCACCTGAGAAGTTTGTGGATCTAACCCGTATTGCCTTCCCCAGTTCCAGCTGCCTTCAATGCCGTAAGCGTTTCTAAAGTCAATAACTTCATCTATATCATTTCCCTGCTGGCTGTTTATTATACTATCATTTGCTTTTTTCCATCTTTCCGAAGTAAGAGAAGTTCCTTCAATGTTTTCCCCAAAGTTGTCTTGCGTCGGCACGCCCGCTTGATCTTGCACAGGCGTTTCAAAAGGAGCTATAGTTAAATTATTTGCAGGGTATATAATTCTTTTTACACCTAATTCATCTATCCAAAATACTCTAACATAGTTTACATAGTCCTGAGGCAATATAACGCTTAAACTAGCAGGTATATTTAGCTCTTGTGAATGAATACTTTTTAAAGTATCATAGCTAAATTCTTGCAAAGATCTTTTTGCAAAAAATAATACATCAGATTTTTTGGCATTTTGTATTAGTTTACCATCCCCTACATAACCAACCATAAAGTTGTCTATAGCATCTGTTAACTTTATATATTCATAGCTTCCGTAATTATCTTCTACAGTATCTCCATAAGCTTTTTCAGCTTCTGTTTGACCATACTTACCTCCTGTTAAAACTTTTAATTGCACAACAACAAAAGTCCCAGTGGGTAAAGTAGCTGTAATGTCTACAACATTATTTACAACAGCGTAAGCTAATAAATACTCTGTATAAGTTCCGGGCAAACCATTTGCGCTAGTATATACTTTAAAATTATTTAAAGCATAATTAGCATTAGCTGGGTTCCAATCACCAAATACTAAATCTGTATCAAATGTAGTTGAATATACTTGATTGTTTGCTCCAGTAGATAAAAATCCCTGAGCACCTTGATAGTATTGTTTATTTGTTTCAGTTATTAATCCCATTTGTTACTATGATTTTTCGTTAATTGATGTTTGTTGGGCTTCTTGAGAAGCTACTTGTATTATAGTAGGATCATTTATTATTACTCCAGCGTATTTTAATATGTTAATTATTAAATTATTTTTTTCAGATATATCTAATTCAAAATCTACAGACGGACCAGAAGCACTAGCGTCATATAAGTATTGTCCTTGTGTACCAATATTAAATCCCCAATTAGGAACAGTTGGTGCAAAAAGACAATTTATGTTTAATGTCATATTTGTAGCAAAAGGAGTTACCTTAACAAGAAGTTGTTGCGCTGTAGATGGAGCAACTAATGTAGTTGTTTGAGTTGTTACCGCTAATGGATATTGAACGGTTGGAATTGTTAGCTTGGATCTTATAATTTTATTAAAGTCCGATTGGCTAACTAATTCTGTTACAGAATTGTAAGTAGGATTTCCAGGATAGGTTGATATTATATCTCCTATTTTATATATAACGCCAGCTCCTGAGTATATAAAACCAAGGTTTGTTGTGTTATAAGTAAAGGTGGCATTTCTTTCGAACGGAAAAAGTTTATAAGCAGTGTCTTTAAACATGTTAAAAAACTCTGTATCGTTTTGAGTATTTTTTTGGTTTTGACGATTTAATTGATTACCGTCTGGAAAGTAAGACATAAATATTTCGCTTTGTACTTGAGTCGCTAAACTATTAAACTCAGCTGGAGGTATATACCCTCTCTGTTCTTTGTTTAATATGTACAAGACTGTTTGATATACTGTGTTTATACTTACTGCCATTTGTTTATTTTTATATACTAAAAAGGCGGCCGAAACCGCCTATATATAGTATCACTTGTTTTTATAGTTTTTTATCTATAGATTTATAGATTTCAACACCTTCGTCTGTTTTTAAGAAAGCCGCAAATGCTGAATAAGGATTTTCATCAAAAGGTACGTTCATTAATTTTCTATCATTTGATCCCCAACTAAAAGTTCGTTGATCTTGCGATAACTTAATAATACCCATTTCCTGTGCTCTAATAGAAAAGTTTCTTAATTGCACATTTTCATCATTAGCTAAACTTAAAAATAGTTCAGGATTGCTTCTTGCAAATAATAATAAATCTCTTTTTAATTCTTTTGAGCTCATATCATTTACTTTAGACCCTATTTCTACTCTTAAAATAGCTTCTCCAAAATCTACGTCCATTGCTCTAGCTGCGTTTAAAGCATCAATTTGAAGATCTAAAATGTTTAAATCATCTGAAGCTTCTGCTACAGCGCTAAATTCTTCGTACATTTTACCTTTTAAAGGGTGGTATAAAGATAATAGCTTTTGTAAATTTTGTTGTTCTTTTTTGACAGTTAAACTGCCTTTTAAAAATCTTATATGTCCCATTGTAACTTCACCTTTTTGTTCATCTACAAGAGGTGAATCTTGATTGGTAGCATATCTTATTTCTCTTTGTTTTCCAGTTTTTTCGTCAAAGAATAATAAAGCGTGCTTTCGCGTGTGTTTACCCGGTAATGTTAATGTTAAAGGATTTTTATTTCCTTTTAAATAATATACTCTATCTTTAATTTCCCACTCTGGTTTTGTGGGCTTTACTGGAGTAGCAACTTTTGTTACCACTTCTTTTTGAGGCGCAACCTCAATAGTTTCTGCTTTAGCTTGTTTAGCCATAATATAATAAAATTAAATAGTTATAAGAGTAATAATTACCCCCGTCAGTTCAACGAGGGTAAAAATTACATTAATGTTGAATCAATTAGATTCCTTTGAATAATACAAAGTTGTTAGCAGCTTGTGTTACTAAACATCTTTCAGATAGGAAGTTTACTTCCATAGCATCTAAAGTAGATGTAAATGCACCACCGGCAGAACCAGTTAACCAAGATTTCATTCTTCTATCATCAGCTTGTGAAGCTCTATATCTTACGTGTAAGAAAGGTCTTCTAATGTTAGTTCCTAATACTTGATCGTATACTGTTGAAGTTCCAGCAGGTACTAATACTCCTTCTACTGAATTGATACCTACAATTCCACCTCTTGTAGAAGCGTCATTTAAGTATTTCCAATCTGTTTTGTAAAAGTCGTAAGAACCTCTTCTAAATCCTGAAAATCCAAGATTTAAAGCCATTTCTTCTGAATTTTCGAACAATCCGAAAGCAGTACCTCCTTGAGATCCTCCTGAGATTGCAGCTAGCATATCATCAAAATCCAAAGCAGTTTGTCTTTGTAAAAATAACATGTTTTCTTCAATAGCTCCTTGAGTATCTAAGTTTTTAAGAATTGCATCAAATTCGTCAAGTCCAGCAGCAGCAGTAAATCCTACTTCTACATTACCACGAGATTGAATAGCAGCAAATAATCCTTCAGATCCAGGCATAGTACCGTTAGCATAACCTGCACCACCTGCACCACCTGCGCCTATTTGGCTAAATTCACTTTCGATCATACTCATTTCTAAGTAATCTTCAAAACGCAATCTTGTTTCAGATTCAGCTTTTAAATACCATAAGTATCCAGATGTTCCGTCTTCAGTTGCAACTTCTACCCATCCAATTTGAGCCATATCAGATCCAGATACTACGTACTGGCTTCTTAGGATAATTGGTGAATTAGAATATTGTGTAAACTGAGGTTCTACGCTTAGTCTTGTAGATGAATTACCAACTCCAGTACCTATTGTAGTTCCTTTTGTGTAAGAAGAACCATATACAAATACTTTAATTGATCCTGAAGTTAAAGCAGCACCTCCAACAAGGGCAGCTCCACCAAAAGCAGATACAGCAATTGTTCCGTTAGCACCACCAGCAACTGCTTGTACAGAAGCGGTAACAATACCTTTTTGCTCAGCACCTGTTGTAGTATCCAAAAGAACAACTGTATCATTTACTGATATAACATTTTGTACTCCTGGAAGACCAGCAGCTGGTGCTACTGTGATAAGTCCACCACCGAAAGTACAGTTATCATAAGATATGTGTAATCTATTTTGTTCTGACCAAATTACTTGATCACTTGTCATTGGCATTTCAGCGCCAACCATTCTTAAGAAGCCAGATAACGTACGGTTTCCGTAACGCTCTACTTCAGCTTCATATACTTCTGGCAAATACTGCTGAGCGAAAGAATTTGAATCACCCACGTTAGCACCGCCGTTAAATTGTAGATAGTTGCTATTTAATAGCTCCTGTCTAGAGGAAGGGATTAAGCTTCCAAATTGTGGAGTTAAAGCCATAATTTTTTAGTTTTTTAGTTAAATTTTTTTGTTTTAATTCGTAAGCTTTTGGAATCAGCACCGCTTATAGCTTTTACCTTAAGTCCATTTATAAACACATCTCCTTGAGTAGACCTAGCTTTAGTGCTACTTAAGTTTTTAGAACTGTTTACAACTTCCTTTACAGCATCCGCTTTTCCTTGCTCATAAAAATGAGCCGCGATCTTATCCACGTTGTCAGCCGCATACATAGCTTTGTGATAACCTTTTGCATCAGTAACATTACCTTCAGCGTCTAGGAACTTCCCGACAAGGTTTTTAATGTTTGATTGGTTTTCTGCAACTTTATCACGATTTTGAATATTGTACTTATAGTTCTTTTCTCCAACCTTAATATCGAAACCTTCGAAATTGTCATTAAAAAGTTGTTTAGTACTTTCTTTAAATTGTGCATGCTGTTGCTCCGCTTGTTCTTGCTGCTCGTTATATCGGTTAAAAAAGTCCATAGCTTTTTGTTGATCTTGAGTAACGCCCGGTCTCAACTTGATCTCGTCGTAATACTTACTCTTGGTTTCTTCCAAATAGTTTTTGGCTTTTGCAACTTCTTCTTTAAACGCAATTTTCTTTTTGCGCATATCTTTTTCCTCATCAACATCTTCGTCATAAACAAAGTCTTCTAAGATGAGATCTATATCTTCGCCTTCTAAATAAGGCTTTTCTTTTTTGTAATATTCTTTTAACAATGTAACATCATCCACTTTTGAATAGTCTGCATTTAGTCTAGCATAGTCCTCTATTGTCCCACCTGTATCTTCCATAAAAGAAACAAGCTTTTCAATATTTTTTGGCAATTCCTTACCAAGAATTTTTTTGTCTTGCTTAGCTTTTTCAACTTCAGCTTTTACTTCTTCTACGTTATCTACTTTGACTTCTTTGATTGGAGAAAACCCTTCAATATTCTCGTTGGGCTTTTGTACAGGTTCTCCCATCTTTGCGCTATCTCCGGATGGTTCTTCCACAGATACCTTCTCTGCTTCTCCGATTTGAATGGCATCTTCTTTTTGTTTAGGTATTATTACTTTTTTAACGTCTGGCTCTAATTCAACTAAGGGTTCTTTAATATTAACCTTAACTGGCTCTTCGCTCACGTTTGTTAATTTTTTAGGAGTTTTCTTTTTAATTTTAAACTCACCTTCCTGTTTAACAGGTTCATTTGTTTTTGTTTCTGACATAATATAATATAATTAAATAGTTGTTACTTTCTATATGAAAGCTTGCATGCCTTGTTCAGGCTGATTTTCAAAGTCTATTGGTAAGCCGTCATTTTTTCTTTGACTTATTAATTCACTTTGTTGTGTAGCTTCCATTTTGCTACGTTTATCTTTACGATCTTCAATTGCTCCTTCTTTTTGCTGGATTGTTTGAACATCTAATTGTTTAAGTTGCATATCGTATTGGAATTTTGATTGCATTTTTTGCGCTTCTAATTGCGCTGCTATTTCCATACGTTGTATTTCCATTTGATTTTTTGATTGCTCAAATTGAACATTAGCTCCCATTATAGCTTCTTGCTTTTGTACTTCAGCCATTGCTGTTTTTTCTGCAGTATCAGCTTGTGCTTGCCCTTGAGCTGCAATATTGGCTTGCTGGTTAGCTTGATCTTGTTTAGCTTTTGCTTTACGCTTTATTTTAAGCATTTGATTTGCTAGCTTAAGATTTTTTATTTGTCTTAAGTCTATAGCATCTTCCAAATTCAAACTACCTTGTTGTAATGAAACTTGAATATTTGCTTCAAGCTGTGCTAGCTCTTCGTCATCTGGCTCTAGTTCTAAGAATATGCCAAAGTCATGCAGGTTTAAATTTATAACCTCGTCTAAAGTTTTTATATTAAACGTTGATATAGAATTTTGTAATGCACTTCTTGTGAGTGGAAATTCTAAAGCATCTGCTATTTTAAGAGCAATGTTTTCAGCTAGTTTAAGCGTTATATAAAGACTAGACTGATTAATATGCCTAGTAGCAACATTGGACGCATTAGCAGCCATCTTTTGCAGTCCTACGAGAGAATTTTTATCCATTGCCGTGCCGTCTCTTGCTTCGTTTAAACCCGTTACATCACGTATCATTTGTAAATAATATTGATACGTTTGTATAAGTGCTGCAATTTTAGCTTGACCGCTTGAACTATTAAGTTCTTGGATAGGTACTTTACCAGCATTCATATCACCGTCTTGTGTAAGTGATCTACCTACAATAGAACCTGTTTGGAAATACATATTAAGTGCTTCCGCAGGATTGTAGTTTGTGCCATTACCTAAATCAACTTCCGCAAGCCCGTCCATATCTAAGTATACACCGTCTGGTACCATACGAGATAAAACTTGCTGCAGCTTTAAATGAGTTAATTGAATCATATCAGCAAAACCAATACATTTGCTTACAATAGATTCAATTCTTCCTTTGTACATTCTAGGTGCACATATAGCATAATTCATTTCAACCTTAGTTGTATCTGCTACAGGCCTTGACATATTTTCTGCCAACTCCCATTTAAGCATATCATTATTGCCTAATACTTTTGCCCCTGTATATAATACTTCAATAGATCTTGATACTCTTTCAAAATTATCATTTTCAGGTGGGTTAAATGTATCTGGCTTTTCTAAAGCTTTCATTAACCCTTGTTCTGTTTGCTTTATTTTAAATACTTGATTATGATATGTTTTATATTCAAAGTATAAAACTTGTACAGTATTTTTATCGTAATTACCCCATCCTGTTACATATTGACTGTTGCCTGGCATTTTTTGAATTCTTTCAAGCTCCTCTTCTGATATGTTAGGAAATTCTTTTTTAAGTTCAGGTATTGTTATAGACTTTACTTCGCCTACGTAATATATGTCATCAAAGTTTGGATCTTCTGTATAAGAATAAACAGCATAAGCTGGATCTACATAATCAACTGTTACACCTTCTGCAGTATTAAAGCCTGTTTTAGCAATAGCAATCCCTAGAACAGTTAAATCCATGTTTAATCTTTTCCTAGTAAGATCGTATTTGTTTTGAGCAAGTACAGACGATATAGCTTCTTCTTCTGCTATTTCAATTGATTGCTTGTAGCTTAGTTGCATATGAAGTTCAAGCTCTTCTTTAGACTCTGGTATTGTATCTATATTAGGTGTTTGGTATAAATCAATTCCTAATGTTTGTTTTAAACTATCTAAATACTCTTTAGCTACCATATCCTCATAAAGCATAGAAGCATAATCTGTTCTTTTCTTTATTGATTGAGGATCTTGTGCATATGCTTTTATATCATAAGACTTAGATGAAATACCATTAACCACTATATCTACAAATTTAGATAATATGGGCACAGGTTTCCAGTCTAAGTTTAAATAAGACAAATCGCCATTAATTGACAGCTCATCTTTATACTTTTGTATTGATTGCTCTCCTCGAGCATATAATCTTAATTGGTGAAATTGATTCCAACTAGTTAAATATCTATTACCGTTAGTTCGACCTTGACCAAACCATTCGTATTCAATAGCCTGCCCAACTTGCGTACCATATTCCAAACTTGCTTTTTCTGCGTCACTTACTACCTGACTTGGAAAAGCGCTGTTTGTGTTAGTATATATACTCATTTAACTTATTATTTTTGATATTGAACCTTTGTTGTCGTATTTTTTAATTCCTAAATCAACTGGCAATGGCCTTTCTCTTTTAGGACCTGGCGTGTATCTATGTTTGTTACATGCCATTAATGCTAAGCCGGAGCTTATAGATGCATCGTGTTTTGTTCTATTATTAATATTAAACTTTGCCCAATCTTCTAATGTTCTTTGAAAGTATACGTCGCCGTATCCTGTTTCTTTTAGCCCTACAAATTCATTTATATATGTTTCTATAGCGGCTGCGTGAGCTTGTTTTATATCTTCACTTGAGTTTGGTATACCACCTAACTCTCTTTCTGTTACTGATAATTTGTTATATTTTCTATCCGGTCTATTAATTGAATAGCCTCTATAGCCTCTTCGTTTGAAATGATATAACAATCTTGGTTTGTTATTTTCTGCTAGTATGGGCATTCCGTAAAAAACACATGCCATAAGCACATCTTCAAAAAATATTTCAGCTGTTTGTGGTCTAGCTATATATTCTAAAAAGAAATGATTAGGAGGCACATCTTCCATGCTAAACTTCGTTAAACCGTGAAGAGCGCCTTTCGACCCCCTA